AGCAGCGCATACGGGCCGCGGCGCGGGTTCGTCTTGTCCAGCACCCCGGCATTGATCGATGCTTCGATCGTCCGCAGGTACTTCTCCGGCATCGACGCGTCGGCCTTGAACGTCGTCAGCGTCGTGCCGTCTGTCTGGTTCGCGGCGGCGTAGCTGTGGCTCAGGATCGGCGTCATGTGGATGTGGTTCAGCAGCGCGTTGTGCGCCGTCCCGAACCCGCGCTCGATGTTGGGCAGCCGCCACAGCTCGTTGTAGATGAACAGGTCTTCGGTGTACTCCAGGCCGACCGCCCAGTGGCGCATGGTCACGTTCTTGTCGCCCTGCCCGACGGTCGCGAACTTCACTTCACCGCCCTCGGTGATCTCCTCGAATACCACCCCGGCGGGGCCGAGCGTGTTGATATTGACCACGCGCGGCAGGCTGCCGTCGGTCACGACGCTGTAGAGCGCCGGGTAGATCAGCGGCTCTTCGTCGCGCCCGGCTTCCACCTCATACCGCTGGCGCTCGTAGAACTGCTTTGCGAAGTTGCCCGTGCCGATGAACTCCCCCACCGCCTGCTTGCCCTCGCCCACCACGCGGACGTGCTGGCGGATGTCGAAGCCTTCGGGGAAGCGCGCGCGGGGAATCAGCCCGCTTTCCAGTTCGGCAATCGCCTGCATCGCCAGCGCGTTGCTGCCCTGCGTGGCCAGACGTGCCTGTGCGGTCTGGATGCGGCGGGCCAGCATCTGCTGCTGGAGCGATTCTTTCGTGATAATCTGTACGGCCATTGTCCGTTATGCTCCTTGCTGGATACGCCAGCCTAGACCTGCCGCAGCAGGATGCCGGTCACGATGTTGTTGCTGTCCTTCGTGCTGGTGCACTTGAAGAACGGAATGTTGCTCGCCGCCGACGTGGTGTACGCCGCTTCGGGGATGACGTGCGTGCCGCTGATCGCCGTCGGGTCGATGTACACGATGTCCCCGACGGACGGGTCCAGCGTGTCGCCGACGTCGAACTGCCACTCGCCCTCGATGTTCAGCGCGGTCTGATCGCCGCTCTCGCCGCCGCCGACGGTGATGCCCAGCCACTGCTGCGCGTATACCGCCATGCCTGCATCCGTGGTGTGGCTCAGCGTGACGGTGACACTGCGGCCATCGGACTCTTTGTGGGTTTCGGATACGGCCATGTCATGCCTCCAGAGGGATGAAGATCAGCGGTTCGGGCTGGCCTGCGGCGTCGTCCGCAGGGCTGGCGGGGGTGACCGGGCGCTGCTGCTGCGGCCCCGATTCCTCGATGACGCGCGTGCGCAGCATCGCTTTCACATCGTCGCGGCCCAGCACCTTATCGATGGCACTCGCCACGTCTTCGCGCGTGGACGGCTGCTCGGCGGTCACCAGCGACTCGATGATCGGGCGCGCGGTTTCCAGCGTCACCGCTTCCGCCACGCCATGCGCGATGGCGCTCGCCAGCAGATCGCGGTTCTCCGCCTGCAGGCTGGTCTTGGCCGCCAGCAGCGCCTCGATCTTGCTCGCCAGCGTGTCACCTTCGACCGGCTGTAGCAGCTCGGCGATGGTGCTCAGGTCGCGGGTGCGCCCCTGCAGTTCCGCGATCTGCGCGGTCAGGGTGCTGACTTCCGCCTGGTGGGATTCGCGCATCTCGCGCAGATGCGCCTGCATGTCCGGGGACGGCGGCGCGGTGTTCGTCTCGTTCGTGGGATTGTCGCCCATGGAAGTGTCCTCCTCGGTGGGCTGTGTGTCGGATGATGAATCATGTGTCTCTGCGGGCTGGTCAGCGTCCGCGCCGGTGACCGTCTCCTGTGTGACTGTGGGAACCGCACCGGCCATCTCCACACCCAGACGCCCCGGATGTGCCAGGTCAATGCTCTCGATCTGTAGATCGCGCACCGTGCCGTCATCCTCGATCGTGGCCGTGCCGTAGATCGACGTGCCGACTTTTGCGTTGTTGATCTTCGCCACCCGGATGTACTCGCGCACGTCCGGCGCCGACTCCATGACGTAGGCTTTGCCCCACGCCGTCCCGTCCGCTTCCAGCGTCGCCCCCAGCCACATCAGCGGCGGGATGTCGAAGCGGTAGGCGCGTTCGTCGTCGCGCAAATGCCCCTTCTGCCCGATAGACTTCTCGCTGTTGACCGCATCCACGAGTGCCTGCACCGACTCGCGGGTGTATCTGCGCCCGTTGCGCGAGGTGGTATCCACGCGTCCAATGGGTAGCGTCACGAACATGGGGTTGTCGCCCAGTTCGCTGATGACGGTCTCGGCTATCGGGATGTCGGGGAACCCGGATGCGAATGTGCTGCGGGTTTCCATGATGATGCCGGTAATGGTCTGCGGCATAGATCAACTCCTGAACAAAAAACGGCGATCCCCTACACCTTCCCTCGCAGGAAAGGTAGAGAACCGCCGCGCAGTTCCTCACGGTACTATTTCGTTATCGCCAATGTAGCACAAGTGTTCTCTATTTGCAAGTTGAGAGCAGAGGCATCACACGATGCTCTGGTTTCTTCTCACGATTTGATCCTACAAGATTGGAACACTTGTGCTTGTGATACTACTTGCATCTTGTCCAAAGCTAGGAAATCAAAGCGTGAGCAATCGTGCTATAGATGGGTTGATCCTGGTGGATGTTCAGCGGGTGTAGGTTCTGGCGGCATCTTCCCGATCTGCCGCATCACCAGCACATGCCCGGTGGATGTATTCGGCATGTGTGCTAAACCGAAGAATTTCTTGCCCTGTGATGTATCCACGTACTGCCAGAGGGCATAGGTGGTATGCGCTTCTTCGCCTTCATGCACCGTTACCGTACCATCCCCAATGTGATCCAGATGCATCGTGTTGATAACAGCGCCGGGTTCGATGGCGACCTTAAAGACATCCGGTATTGTGCTGACCATGCGATGTGCGTGCTGGCTGGCTTCATCTTCTGGCAGACCGTCCTCAATCAGCCAGTCGCGGACTTGCTCAAAAATGTCTATGTGATACTGCGGCCAATGTCTCATGATAGTTTGCCTTTCCTGTATTTAACTCAACGATGCTTGCACCGGCTCCGCACCGAAATGCTCGGTGAGCGCCGGAAGGAACTCGCGGGCTTCTTCTTCACTGCACGCCGCCATGTAGACGCTGTAGCCAAGCTGCGTGCCACCCATACGGGCAGTCAGAATCACCACCAGCCCCCAGCGTGGATCGTGAAACGCTTCGACCATCTTCACATGCACCGTGCCGTATCCTTTACCTGCCAACATGAACCTCCTAAAACAACGGTAACTGCGTGACCTGCCGCATCATGCCCATCAATGACTCCCCCACCAGCCGCTGCACGAACGCATCGCGCCCTGCCGGGTTGAGCGCTGGCGTCAGACGGTCTACCCGGCTATCTTCCATCACTGCCCGCAGCCGTGCGGTTACCGCTTCCGGCGAGTCAACGACCACCGGGAATGTGTAGCATTTGCAGTGCGGATGGAAGATCGGATACACCGCGCTATACACCGAATACGCCGGACGCAGCCGTGATCCATCCATGCTGAGTGTCGCATAGCGCGGACAGACCGGGCACTTCGGATCACCGTTCCGGCTGCGGGCGACTTCGATCTCGTTCACATACGGGTTCATCAGGGACGCGATGTACGAGGCGTGGCTGTGCGCCCGTGCGATCTCACTGCGTGCCAGCCGCATCGCATCGAATGAGCCATTGATCCCGTAGGGCTTCTGCGTCCGCAGGTTCGCCCGGTCAGGCCGCACGAACTGCTCAAGGCGCTTGGCGATGACCTGGGCGCTGTCACCGTTGCGAATGCCCTCGGCCAACAGCGCGTCGATCTTGGCCTGCGTGTTGCGCCCCGCATCCCATATTCGCCGCGACAATGTGTACCCGCGTGCGTCCTGCCATTGGTGCATTGGCACCCATCTGCGTTCAGGGTCGATCTCGGCCAGCGGGTTCTCCGCGAAGATACGCAGGTCGGCCATGCGCCGCCGCCAATGCTCAACGGGTTCTTCCGGCAGGCGCACATACGGGTTATCTGATTCAGCGACTAACGGCCCTACCCGCTCCGGCTCACCATCACCCATCAGAAACTGGCGCTCTTTCGCCAGCGCCCGCAGGTATTCCATGCGCGTCATCTCCTCAATCGGGAACGACCGCCGCGACGACGCCAGCCACACGTAAAGATCACCCGGCAGATGCTTCGCCAGCCAGCGCCGGTGATGCTCCACTTCGGCATAGACCGCGTACACGTACCACTTATTGAGGATGCGCGGGAACGGGGCCAATGGCGTCACGCCATCCTCGTCATACGGTCGCCGCAGATCGTCCCCGACGAAGAAGCGCAGCACCCACTCCCCCACCTGTGCCTGCACGCGCTCGGCATTGCGTGGCTGGATCGTGCCATCACTGGCGGCTTCACCCAGCAGGTAGCCGTTGATGCGCTGGATGATCGGCAGCAGTGCCGCGACGATCTCCTTACGCGATTCCTTCAATGAATAGTCCAGCGCCTTACGATTGCTGACCGGCTTCATGCCCGTTCCGCCCAGAACATGCCCAGGGTCTCGATTTGCGAGGGCTTGTAGTCGATGGTGAAGCCATGCTCGCGCAGCCGCTTGCCCACGCGCTCGTCAAACAGCCACATCGGGCCGTGATGCTCGCCCACAATCACGCCGATCTTCGCCAGTGTATCGGGCTGAATGTGCGCCAGAATGTCATACTCCGCGCCTTCGGCATCCAGCTTCATGATGTCGATATGGTCAAGCCGGTACTCGCGCAGGATGTCTTCAATGGTGATACGCGGCACGGCTGCCCCGATACGCCATCCCTTCTGGCGCAGGCGGTCGGCTTCACGTGTATCCACCGCATACCCGCCGCCCGTGTTGTCTTGTGGCGCAGCGACTACCAGGTCATCACCGCTATAGCCCACGCGACGGTGCAGCGGCATCGCCCCATCCACATCGCTCAGGTTCTGCGATAGAATATGCGCGTTCTCCGGCATGAGTTCGACGGCGACAACCTGCGCTCGCGGGTGGAAGTGCTTCAGCGTCAGCGTCCACGCGCCGATATGCGCCCCGATGTCCAGCGCGGTCTTGACTTCACGACGCCGCACCCGATCCCACCAGTACTCGTGCCACACTTCCCGGCTGATCCCGCGATCCCACTCCGAGTCGCGGGTCAGCAGCGATAAGCCCTCGTAGGTGTAGCGTGTCAGGGTATAGTGATCAGTCTGTGTCATGATTCTTCCACCGCGTTAGCTTCTGAGACTCAGCCAGAGCTTCTGTCAGACGTGTGATCGCTTTCAGCGTTTCCAGCACCGGCTTACTATTGGCGAAAGCAAGGCCGATGTCGCGGCCAGCTTGATTGATACGTTCAACATGCTCACTGAATGTCGGTTCCGGTTTTTGATCTGTCATGCGGTGGCCTCAGCCTTTCCCAATACGTACAACTCCGTCCGGTTGTCTGCCCATGCCAGCGTCACGCGGTCAAACACAATCTCAAGATCGGGCATTCGCAAATCATCGGGGGTGGCGAAGTCTGGATCAACATAGGCCAGTGTGATATGCGGGATGAAGCCGTGATTGCTGGCGACCTCAATCCCTTCTTCGGCCAATGACTCTACGATGCGCTGCCGAAACTCCGGCAGGCCCGGCGCATCAAATGTGGCATACAGCACGTCCCGCCCTTCGCTGCTATCACTGGCGTTGAAGCGCCCGTACCCGTTGATGCGCCCTACCACCGGCGGCAGACTCCTGAGCGCACCGATCAGCGCCACCTGTAGCTGTTCCTCTGTAGCGTTAATCTCGGTCGTATCGCCCAGGTATGCCAGTGTCAGGTGCATATCAGCCAGCGGCGTCACGTTGGGGATACCGGCCCGTACCGCAGCTTCACGAATCGCGGCGGCTTCCGGCGGTGCGGGGAAGAACGCGACCATCGCTCCAGTATGTCGCTGCTCGATGATCGTGCGGAACATCTCGGCAGCAGCTTCTTCGTCTTCCGGTGGGTCGTCGGACTCTTCGCTGTCGTCCGGCTCGTCATCAGGCAGATCATCCAGCCCATCACTCCGGCGCTCGAATGCCCGCTGCTTTTCTTCCAGTTCTGCTTTGATGCGTTCCAGCACTTCACGCGGGTTCTCGATGTCCAGCGGCATGAGCGAGAGCGCCGTCTCGTCGTCCAGCAGGTTGTACTTCAACCCGGTCTCGATGGCGTTCAATGTCAGCGTGCCATCTTCACCCGTCAGGCGCGGCCACTTCACACCGATGTCGTCTGCCGATACCCCCGGCTCCCACAACGCATAGAACGACGCCACGATCTCTAGCAGTTCAATCAGCCACCCCATCTGCGACCGCTTCATCTCGATATACTTCGTGAACGCGGGCATCTGGCTCTCGGCGGACGCCTTGCTGCTGGCGATGGCATTACCCCAGATGAACTCCGGCAGTTCCGTGTGCTGCAAAATCAGGTAGAACAGCAGCCCCAGCAGCGCTACCGTATCATTCGTGAAGCTGCCCGGCGCTTCCCACGAGAACCGCGCATCGCCCGGCAGCGTCAGCACCTTGTCGGCGTCGAAGTCCAGCACATAGTAGGACTCGGTCGTCCCATCCGGCAGATCGCGGGTTTCCTGCCGCCCGAACTGCTCCCAGAACCACTGCACCGTCTCCATGTCACCCATCTGTGAGAATACCGGCGTCGGTCGCCCCTGCCGCTTGTTCCCGGCGGTCGCGTGTTCCAGTATCTCGCCGTAGTGGTGCAGCGCGGTCGGTAGCGCCTCGCCTTCGGGATGCCCGAATGTCTCATCTGCCCCGCGATTGTTGGCGATATGCACCACCGGCACGCGCCCGATCGGGTTACGCCAGCGCTGACGCCGCGCCTGGGCGTTGTTGCGGTAGACGGTGCGGATGCGCTCGTTGGCGGTGTACTCGTCCACGATGGTCTGTGTGTCGGCAAAACGTGTTGGGTGCGGGTGAATCTCGGTGATGCGGCGGCCTATGATCTGGCTGTAGTCATCGTCATCCACGATGGGTTCTACGACGTGCGGCGGAACGACCGTCACCGGCATGTCGTCGCGCTCGGTCGGCGGGTTGACCACGATGTACGTATCACCCAGGCCGAGGCTTTCCTTGTATGCACGCAGCACATCGGCGTGGTTCTTCAGCCACCACTCGGTCAGGACTTCCTGCGTCTTCGCCTTTGATGCCTTGATGGTCGGCGGGTCGC